TCGTCAAGGACACTGATGTTGCTGTTATGATGACCTTGCTGAAGGTAGCGCGTATCCATTCAAACACTACAAATGCTGACAACTGGATCGACGCTGCAGGTTACATGGCATGTGGTGGTGAGTTAGCTGGTAAAGACTGATGGACCTTATAACCTTAGACTTTGAAACATTTTACGACAAAGATTATTCTCTGCGTAAGATGACAACAGAAGCCTACGTCCGTGATCCTCGTTTTGAGGTGATCGGCGTGGCTGTAAGAGTAAACAACGGAGAAACGGAGTGGGCTAGTGGCACGCATGAACAGATTAAAAAGTACCTCAAGACCTTCGACTGGGGCAAAGCTATGTTACTTTGTCATAATACTATGTTTGATGGTGCCATTCTTAATTGGCGTTTTGATATTCGTCCTCGGATGTATACCGATACTTTGTGCATTGCCCGTGCCCTTCATGGGACTGAAGCTCGCGCAAATCTCGGGGCGCTATCTGAAAGGTATGACATTGGCGTTAAAGGGACAGAAGTCTTGGACGCACTTGGAAAGCGGCGTGGAGATTTTGGACCCGAAGAACTAGGTGCGTACGGGGACTACTGTATCAATGACGTGATCCTAACCTATAAGTTGTTTAGTATTATGGCACGTAAGTTCCCTAAGTCGGAGCTACAGTTGATCGACCTCACCCTGCGTATGTACACTGAGCCTACGTTAGAGTTGGACGACGCCCTGTTAACCTCACACCTCGACGACATCAAAGAGCGTAAGAGTAAGCTGTTAGTAGATGCAGGTGTGACGGACAAGAAAGAGCTTATGTCTAACCCCAAGTTCGCTGAGTTGCTAAAGGGGTTTGGTGTTGAGCCACCTATGAAGATTAGCCTGACGACAGACAAGGAGACGTTCGCGTTTGCCAAGTCAGACGAAGGGTTCAAAGCATTACTCGACCATGAGAACGAGAAGGTACAATCTCTAGTAGCTGCACGCCTTGGCAGTAAAAGTACCTTGGAAGAAACGCGGACGCAAAGGTTCATAGACATCTCTGCGCGTGGCCTTCTACCCGTACCTGTAAGATATTATGCAGCACACACTGGACGGTGGGGCGGGGACGATAAGATCAACCTGCAAAACCTACCTAGCCGTGGGCCGAACGGTAAGAAACTAAAGAGTAGCATTGTGGCTCCCGAAGGGTATTCTCTGATCGACTGTGACAGTTCGCAGATCGAAGCGCGTGTGTTGGCATGGCTGGCAGGGCAAGATGATCTGACTAGCGCCTTCGCCAAGGGTGACGATGTGTATAAGCACATGGCGTCCAGTATATATAACGTGCCAGTAGATGGGGTGAGCAAGGACCAAAGGTTCGTAGGTAAGACTACAATTCTCGGCGCTGGTTACGGTATGGGTGCGGTCAAGTTCCAACTACAGTTGCAAGGTATGGGTGTATACATAGAGCTTGAAGAAGCGCGACGTATCATTGACATCTACCGCAGTACCAACGGAGCTATTAGTCAGTTATGGCGTGACGCCAACAACATGGTGCAGTACATGGCCCGTGGCGATAGCGTACAGTTTGGCAAGTCAGGTGTCTTGCAAGTAGATGCACGCAAGAACGCCATCATGTTACCTTCTGGCCTACCCATGTTCTATCATGGCCTAGCCGCAGAGAAATCCGAACGTGGCTATGAGTACACCTACCGAACCCGCAAAGGACCGAACAGAATATACGGTGGTAAAGTTGTCGAGAACGTGTGCCAAGCTGTTGCACGTTGTATCATAGGGCACCAAATGATACTCCTTGCTAAGAAGTACAAGGCTGTGCTAACTGTACATGATTCAATAATTACCTGTGTACGTGACGAAGAACTAGATGAAGCACAAGCGTACATGGAAGAGTGCATGAGCCAGACGCCCGATTGGGCCGAAGGATTACCTATAACCTGTGAAAGTGGCACAGGCAAATCATATGGAGAATGTGAATGAGTACGATAGAAATCACCTGTACTGAAGCAGAGTTTTACGAAGTTATGTGCGAGAGCGCTTTAGGGCGTGATTGGTTGCGCTGGCACAAAAAGAACCCCGACTTTTTTACCCTGTTTGAACGGTTTACCGCAGATGCAATAAGCCGAGGACATAAGAATTTAAGCGGTTGGTTGATAACCAACAGAGTGCGTTGGGAGACTAGCGTAGTAACTAGAGGCAACGAGTATAAAATTTCTAATAACTTCATTGCATTGTTTGCGCGGTTATACATGGTACGGCACCAACAGTACGTAGGGTTCTTTAGAACAAAACGTATGAAACGCCTTACGCGTGATGTGTTTAACTCAGAAAGTTCTGTTGATGACTAAAGTAGCCCCGTGGTCTTTCAGCAGGATCAAAGCATTTGAGCAATGTCCTAAGCAGTTCTACCATGAGAAGATACTCAAGGAGTTTCCGTTTAAACAGACTGAAGCTATCTTGTATGGCTCCGCGTTCCATAAGATGGCCGAGGACTTCATAGGTGCGGACGTACCTGTGCCTAAGAAGTTTGCCTTTGCAGAGAAGGGACTGGTATCGCTGAAGAACCGCAAGGGCAAAAAGCTATGCGAGATAAAGCTGGGTGTAACAGAGAACCTAGAAGTCACAGACTTCTATGCCAAGGACGTTTGGTTCCGTGGTATCGCGGACTTAGTAATACTTGACGACGATCTTGCGTGGGTGGTGGACTACAAGACAAGCAAGTCTGCGAAGTATGCAGACAAGGGTCAGCTAGAGTTGATGGCCTTGGGGTTGTTTGCAAAGTACCCACAGATTAAAACCGTACGCGCAGGGTTATTGTTCGTTGTGTGTAATGCCTTGGTAAAAGACACCTACATGGAGTATGATAAGGGCAAGCTGTGGGAAAAATGGTTGGGCAAGTACGCTCAGATGCAGACTGCGGCAGACGATGATATGTGGAACGCACGGCCTAACGGGTTATGTAGACGCCACTGCCCTGTAATCGAATGTGTTCACAATGGAGCAAACTAATGAGGAAACGTAAAAAGCAAGTCAACGCACCTGTAGGTAGTAAGACGTTTGAGGCACGTATGGAACGTCAGCGAGCGCGGCGCAAGGTTGATAAAGAAGGTGCAGATCGCAACGGCAATGGTAAGGCCGACAAGCGTGAAGGCAAAGATGTTAGTCACAAGAAAGCCTTGTCCAAAGGCGGCACTAACAAGGATGGCGTGACCATAGAAAGTTCAAGCAAGAACCGCGCACGTAACTATAAGAAGAAAAAATAATTCGGGCAGTTGCCCGAAAGGAGAACTAAATGCAGATTATAGGTGGTAAGGCGTTGCTGTTAAAGTTACGCAATCCAAAACGTGTCACTGAAACAGTGTCCAAAAGCAAAGAGATGCCCGACAACGAGGTTCTAGTTAACTGGGGTCTCGACGAGATGCACACACTAAAGAAGCTCAACATCAATGTCCCCTCGCCTATCCAAGGGCAGTACAAGTGGACGGGTAAGTATGTGCCGTTCGACCACCAGAAGAAGACCGCCGCGTTCTTTACGATGAACCGCAAGTCTTTCTGCTTCAACGAGCAGGGTACAGGCAAGACAGCCAGTGCCATATGGGCCGCAGACTTCCTACTCAATCAAGGCAAGATCAAACGCGTCCTAGTTATATGCCCCCTATCAATCATGGACTCAGCATGGCGCGAAGACCTGTTTTCCTTTGCCCCGCATCGCAGTGTAGACATAGCCTACGGAGCATCTAAGAAACGTAAGGCAATCATAGAGCAGGGTGCAGACTTTGTGATAATAAACTATGACGGTGTAGAGATTGTATCCGAGGAGATTGCCAACGGTGGGTTTGATCTCATCATCGTAGACGAGGCAACACACTACAAGAACGCGCAGTCGAAACGATGGAAGACACTAAACAAACTTATCAAGGACGATACGTGGCTGTGGCTAATGACGGGTACTCCCGCCGCGCAGTCTCCGCTTGACGCTTACGGGTTAGCTAAGATGATTAACCCCCTCAACGTGCCAAGGTTCTTTGGGTCGTTTAGAGATATGGTCATGCGCAAGGTTACGCAGTTTAGGTGGATCATCAAACCAGAAGCAACCGACCTTGTGTTTAACGTGTTACAACCTGCCATCCGCTTCACCAAAGAACAGTGCCTTGACTTGCCAGCTATGACCTATGTCAAACGTAAGGTAGAGTTGACGCGCCAGCAGCAGAAGTATTACGACATGCTGAAGAAGAAACTTGTTATGACAGTGGGTGACGACGAAGTATCCGCAGTGAACGCCGCTGTCATTATGAACAAGCTACTGCAGATTTCCGCTGGTGCTGTGTACACTGACGAGGGCGACACCTTAGAGTTTGACATCAAGCATCGGTATAAAGTGTTAAGAGAAGTGATCGACGAGAGCAGCCAGAAAGTTCTCATCTTCGTACCATTCAAGCACACCATTGACATACTGACAGATAAGTTGCGTACTGATGGGATTACCACAGAAGTTATACGCGGTGACGTGCCTGTAGCTAGGCGCACGGATATATTTAAACGGTTCCAAACGACCGACAACCCACGTGTTCTGGTTATCCAACCGCAGTCTGCGGCACACGGTGTTACGTTAACCGCTGCCAATACAGTTGTCTGGTGGGGTCCAACACCGTCCTTAGAGACCTACGCGCAAGCAAACGCACGGGTACATCGGTCAGGTCAGACGCATCCGTGTACTGTCGTACAGCTTCAAGGCTCTGCTGTAGAAAAGCGTGTTTACGCACTTCTCGACAATAGAATTAACGTCCACACAAAAATGATAGATTTATACAAAGAAATACTTGACTAGCCTATCGCTCGGTACTACAGTGTAATTCTCGTTAGTGCAGGAGAGTTGATATGAGCGATAATGGAGACGTACCTGCAGACAAACTTACTAGGGCTTACATTAAGATAAGGTCAGAGAGAGCGTTGTTGTCTGCAAAATTTAAGGAGGAAGACGGATCGTTGGTTCGCCAACAGGATGTCGTGAAGAAAGCGTTACTAGACTACTGTGATACTCACAATGTCGAAAGCGTACGAACATCTGAGGGTTTGTTTTTCAGGTCTACGAAAACGAAATACTGGACGGGAGATTGGGAATCCATGTACGAGTTCATAAAAGAACATGACATGCCCGAGTTCTTGGATCGGCGTTTGAACCAGACTAACGTCAAACAATTCTTAGAAGAGAACCCAGATGTTATGCCAAAAGGGCTTAACATTGATAACGAATACGTAATCTCAGTTAGGAAAAAGTAATGGCAGAACCATTTGTACCAATAGAGAACTTGGCAAAGCATTTT